ACTTTTATAAATAAAATTAATTTTATAATATATATTTTATGGAAAAACAAAAAGCTACATCAATTCTAAACGACATCATGGAGAAATTATCTCTAATTAAAAAAGATGACGTTAAAGAAGTTGAGCTTAAAGAAGAAGAAGTTCAGCTTTCTGAACAGCTTACTGAAGAAGAAGAAATGTCGCAACAACTAACCGAACTTGCTTGCCAAGAAGAAGTAGTTGCTGAAGAACTTTCATCTATTGAGGTTGAAGCTGAAAAACTAGAAGAAGAAGCTCCTGTAGAGGAAGTTTCTGAAGAATCTCTTAACGAAGACAAATACGTTTCAAGAGAAGAATTTGATATGAAAATCAAATCAATTATGGATAAGATTGACGAAATGAGCTTAGGTTATCAAGAAGAAAAAGTTTCTATGAGTAAACAAATAGAAGAGCTTTCTAAAGAACCTGCTGCAGAACCAATCAATCAAGGTTCAGATAGTGAACCAATTAAAAAAGTACTATATGCTCAAAATAGAAGTTTTGCTACTACTAAAGACAGAGTATTAAATTCAATTTATAACATTAATAATTAAAATTAGATAAAAAATGGCTACAACCACTTCAATTACTACTACTTATGCTGGAGAGTTTGCTGGGAAGTATATCTCTGCTGCATTATTATCTGGTGATACTTTAAGTAAAGGTAACATCGAGATTAAACCAAATGTAAAGTACAAAGAGGTAATCAAAAAAGTTGCAACTGATTCAAATGTGATTAAGGATGCTACTTGTGATTTTACTGATACTGCTACTGTTACATTGACTGAAAGAATCTTACAACCTGAAGAGTTCCAAGTGAACCTTGAATTATGTAAGAAAGATTTTAGAAGCGACTGGGAAGCTATCCAAATGGGTATCTCAGCGTATGACAACTTACCTCCAAAATTCTCTGATTTCTTAATCGGACACGTTGCAGGTTTAGTTGCTGAAAAAACTGAGCAAAACATCTGGGGAGGTGTAAACGGAAACGCAGGTGAATTTGACGGATTTACAGTTCTTATGGCTGCTGATGCAGACGTAAATGATGCAGCTAATGGTGCTGAAACTTCATTTACTTCATCTAACATCGTTACTTTATTAAGTAATGTTGTTGATTCAATTCCTAGTGCAGTTTATGGAAAAGAAGATTTAAAAATCTATGTTCCACCTGTAGCATGGCAAGCATATATCAGACACTTAGGTGGATATGGTGCTAACGGATTAGGTGCTGCTGGTTATAGAGCTGAAGGAAACCAATGGTATAACAACAATGCTTCATTATCTTTTGAAGGAATTGAAGTTGTTTATGCTGGTGGTATGCCATCTGACCATATTGTTGCAGGACAAAAATCTAACTTATACTTTGGTACTGGTCTTTTATCTGACCACAACGAAGTTAAGTTATTAGACATGGCTGACCTTGATGGTTCTCAAAACGTAAGAGTTGTTATGAGATTTACATCTGGTGTTCAGTACGGAATCGGTTCAGATTTAGTATTATTAACATTAGCTTAATAATTAAATAATTGTATAACATAAGAAGGGTAGGTGGTATGGACTACCTGCCCTTTTTTAATAAAAAATAAAATATTATGGCTTGTGGATTAAACTTAGGAAGAAAAGAACCATGTAAAGACGTAGTAGGTGGTATTAAAAATATTTACTTTGTAGATTTTGGTAATTTAGGAACAATTACTGAAGCAAATGACGAGGTTACTAATATGACGGGAAGCTCAGGTTCTCTTACGGCATATAAATATGAAGTAAAAGGTAACTCATCATTTGAAACAAATATCACTTCGTCAAGAGAAAATGGTACTACATTCTTTGAACAAACATTAAATTTAACCTTACATAAATTATCTAAAGAAGATAATAAAGAATTAAAATTCTTAGCTTATGGAAGACCTCATGTAGTTGTAGAAGATTACAATGGAAACTGTATGTTAATGGGATTAGAAAACGGAGCAGATGTTTCTGGAGGAACAATTGTAACTGGTGCTGCTATGGGAGATTTAAGTGGTTATACACTCACTTTATCTGCTATGGAAAAGAAACCAGCTAACTTTATGGCTGTGGATTCAACGGCAGATGGTTATCCATTTAGTGAATTTGCTGGATTGACTGGAACTATAACAATTACAGAAGGAACTAATTCTTAATAATTAAATTTACTTTGTAGAAAAGAGGGATGCTTTATGTATCCCTTTTTTTATGCAAACAATTTTCATTAACTTTATTATTTATATATGATAATATTAACAACATCTACAGATGCTCAAACTTTTAAGGTAATTCCTAGAAGTGCACCGAGCTCTGTTACATTTGAACTTACTGATAAATCTAAACGTACTACAAGTACAGTTTCTGTTACAGTAAGCAATTCAAACGGATATATGTCAATTACTGGCACATTTGGATTAGTTGCCAACAGATTTTATTCGTTTATAGTAAAAGATGGTGATACAATTATATATAGAGGAAGTATATTTTGTACTGACCAAACGGATTATAACGTATTTGATGTTCATTCTGGAGATTATACAACAGAGAACTCTTACGACAATGACTTTGTAATAATATGACAAAAAAAAGTAATAGAGCTAGTCGAAGAAGATTAACAGCTCAACAACCGAAACTAGAAATACAACAAGGTAAAATCCATGTTGTAAATCTTTCCTCCTATACAAGACCAGAGATTAATGAAAGATATAATCAAGAATGGATTGAATATGGAGATGACAACAATTATTTTCAATACTTAATAGATAGATATAATGGCAGTCCTACAAATAATGCTGCAATCAATGGAATAGCAGAAATGGTGTATGGCAAAGGATTAGATGCTGTTGATAGTATTGATAAACCTGAAGAATATAAAGAACTCAAAGAATTATTCACTAAGGATTGTATGAAGAAAATATGTTATGACTATAAAATGATGGGTCAAGCTGCACTTCAAATAATCTATTCTAAAGACCGTTCTAAGATTGTTCAGGTAGAACATATACCAGTTGAAACATTAAGGGCGGAGAAGGTCGATAAACAGGGTATAATCAGGCATTATTACTATGCAAAGAACTGGTCAGAAATAAAAGGTAGTAAAGTGCCAAAAAGAATACCTGCATTTGGTACAAGTAATGCAGGATTAGAAATACTTTATATTAAACCTTATAGAGCAGGATTCTATTATTATTCTCCTGTAGATTATCAAGGAGGTTTACAATATGCAGAACTTGAAGAAGAGATAGCAAATTATCATATCAATAATATTCAGAATGGTCTTGCTCCAAGCATGTTGATTAACTTCAATAATGGAGTACCTACTGAAGAGCAGAGAGAGCTTATTGAAAGAAGCATACAAGAAAAGTTTAGTGGTTCGTCTAATGCTGGTCGTTTTATATTGGCATTTAATGATAGCAAAGAGCTTGCTGCTTCTATAGAACCTGTCATACTTTCCGATGCTCATGAGCAATATAGATTTTTATCTGATGAATCTATGAGAAAAGTAATGGTATCACATAGAATTGTATCTCCTATGTTAGTAGGTATAAAAGATAATACTGGTCTTGGCAATAATGCAGAAGAGCTACAAACTGCTTCAATACTTATGGATAATACTGTGATTAGACCAATGCAAGTAACAATACTTGATGAATTAGAAAAGATATTAGATTATAATGGTATTGAATTAGATATATACTTTAAAACTCTACAACCTCTTGAATTTACTGATTTAACTAATGCGATTACAGATGCTGAGATAGAAAAAGAAACAGGTATAAAAAAAGAGGACCAAGAACCACAACAAGAAGTTGAACAACCAGAAAATATTGAAGAATAATGGCAACAGCACTATTTATAAAAAGGTCGGACATTGTTAAGAATACAGCTTTAAGTGCCAATGTAGATACAGATAAATTTATACAGTTTATTGCACTTGCTCAAGAGATTCATGTTCAGAATTATTTAGGTACAGATTTATATGACAAAATAAGTGCTGATATAATTGCAGGAACATTATCTGGTGATTATTTAGATTTAGTAAATGATTATATACAACCTATGTTAATTCATTTTGCTATGATTGAATATTTACCATTTGCAGCATATTCTATATCAAACGGAGGTGTATTTAAACATAATTCAGAAAACAGTTCTTTGGCAAGTAAAGAAGAGATTGATTTCTTAATTCAAAAGGAGAGGGATTACGCTGAGTATTATGCACAAAGATTCATAGATTATATGAGTTTTAATGCTCCAAGCAAGTTTAGCGAGTATTACAGTAATAATAACGAAGATATATATCCTGATAAGGACACAGGGTTTCATGGATGGGTGATATAAAAAAAACATATAAACCTAAATTGGTTAATCAAAAAAAATTACTTACTTACTTAAATAAGTTAAGTGATAAAAATAATAAAAACAATAAATAATGGCTACATTATCAGGAAATAAAATAAAAGATACTTACCAGTCATTAATCAAACTGACAGATAATGGCAATTTAACTACAGGAGCTAAACAACTAACTGATGGATTTGGAAATAACTCTCCATTATATATATCTACTACTCAAATAGGTATTGGTGTAACACCAGAATCAACTTATGACTTACATGTTTATTCTAATGCCAAAGTAGGAGGTAATCTAACTGTAACAGGAGATTTAACAGTAGAGGGTACAACAACAACAATAGACACACAAACATTAACTGTAGAAGACCCATTAATTGAAGTTGCAAGTAATAACACTTCAACAGATGCAGTAGATATAGGTTGGTATGGTAAATATGCACCAAGTGGAACGACTTTATATGCAGGTTTATTTAGAGATACAGGAGATAGTAAATTTAAACTATTTAGAAACCTACAAGAGCAACCAACAACTACAGTAAACACAAGTGGAACAGGATATACAGTAGCTACTTTAGTTGCAGATGTAGAAGGAACACTAACAGGAACGATAGCGTCAAGCACAGTAGCAACTACTCAAAGTGCAAATGATAATAGCACAAAGGTTGCAACTACTGCCTATGTAGATACTTCAGCAGGTAATTATTTACCATTAGCAGGAGGCACTATGTCGGGTAGTATTGCTATGGGTGGCAATAATATTTCTGGTGGAGGTACTGCTACATTTACAACTTTTGTAGGAAATTTAACAGGTCAAGTAAGCGATATATCTAATCACGATACAGACGATTTAGCAGAAGGTGTTACAAATCTATATTATACTACAACTAGATTTAATACTGATTTTGCGACTAAAGATACTGACGATTTAAGTGAAGGATTAACTAATTTGTATTATACAGATGCTAGATTTGACAGTAGATTTAGCACAAAAACTACAGACAATCTAACTGAAGGAGCAAGTAACTTATATTTTACAACTGATAGAGCAAGAGCTGCATTTAGTCAAGGAACAGGAATTACAATAACTGGAGGCGTTATAGCTATAGATTCTACAGTAGCTACATTAACAGGAACGCAGACACTAACTAATAAAACAATAAATGCTGATAATAATACAATTAGCAATTTAGAAGTAGATAATTTAAAAGCAGGAGTTTTAGATACTGACTTAACAACTGTATCAGCATCAGACGATACATTAGCTTCTGCCAAAGCAATTAAAACTTATGTAGATAATCAAGTAGGCGCAAATGATACTTTAGCTGAAATACTTGCTAATGGTAATACAACAGGAGGTACTGATATTAGTGTAAGTTCTGGCGATGACATAACATTTGCAGACAGCAGTAAAAGTATTTATGGTGCAGGTAGTGATTTGTCTGTATATTCAGACGGAAGTCAAGGTATTATATCAACTCCTACAGGTCAATTTTTAAGAATAAGAAGTGATTATGCTGAAATTGCAGATACAGCAGGAACAGATACTTATGCAGAATTTTATACAGACGAAGGTTCAAATACACAAGTTAAGTTATATTATAATAGCTCATTAAAATTCCAAACTACAAGTGCAGGAAGTCAAGTAACAGGAGATTTATATGTAACAGGAGCATTTAAGGATTCAAGTAATTCAGCAGGTACAGCAGACCAAGTATTAGTATCTACAGGTACAGGTACAGATTGGCAAGATTTATCAGATATTTCAGGAGTTGATGGAACAGGTACGGCTAACTATGTAGCTAAATGGAGTGATACAGATACAATTACTAATAGTATTATTTATGATAATGGAACGAATGTAGGAATTGGTAGAACACCAAACGCAAATGGAATTTTGCAATTAAATGTTGCTACAGGAAATAATTGTAATATAACATTTTCTGAAAACACTACTGAAAAATGGCTAATAGGAAATGTTACTGCAGCTGATGCTTTTAGAATTTATGATTTTACTGCTGCTACAGAAAGAATGCGTATTGATAGTTCAGGTCGAGTAGGAATTGGAATTGATTCGCCTTCAGTGCCTTTACATATTTCTTCAAATGTTGGTGCAGTAGCAAGATTTGCAAATAATAGTTCTACATTAACAACCACTTATTTCAATGTAATAAATGCAAATAACACTTCAAATGGTACTGTTATAGCACACATTGACGATGGAACTTCTTACATAGGTAATCAACAAAACAATGCGTTAAGATTGGTAACAAATGATACAGAAAGAATGCGTATTACTTCTGGAGGTTACACAGAAATAAAAGCAACAGGGGGTTCTTCAAGATTATATTTAGAAGGCACTAGTGGAACACATTTTTTAACAGCAACATCAGGTGGTGATTTTGGTATATATAATGATACCGCAGGTTCTTATAGAATGTTTATTAACAGTTCAGGAAACGTAGGAATTGGACAAACAAGTCCTCAATCTAAATTACAAGTTGGCACAAGAGGAACTGCCAGTGCTTTATCACTTGCACTTACTGATGGTATATTGTTTGATTTTTAC